TTGGTCAAAGAGTGGGAATATATGTATAGAGTATGCGTATGATAGGTGGAATCCAGAAGTGAAAGAACGTATACAGTCTAAGAGTGGGATTTCTGTGAGTAAGTCTGAACACTGGGCACAAATGCTTATGCTAGAAGATGGTTCGTATGGAGCTATGTTGGTTTTTCCAACAGAATTTTTGCGGGAACTAATAGGAAAGTGGTGGAATACAGCAAAGAAAGTAGAAGTAAATAGAGATGAGGGACCTAAGGCATACTGTATGCTAATGCCTATTGCAGACATTATGGTAGAATTGCAGAAGAAGGGTGGCTATTATACAGACCAACCACGCCGCTTCTTTAATGGTAATGGTAAACAGTCAGACCGTGTTCCAGATGAAATAATTCCTTTTGACCCCACAAGTTCGGAGCCGCCAGTATAATGAGTGGAGATGGTGGTGGGTTTAGTAGTATTAGTCCGAAAACTTTTGAAGAAGCTTGTGAAACAATAGCCCTAGATTTAGCTGAATTAATTGCTGCAAAGCAAAGTGATTATGGTAAGGATAATATTTTGGGGTTTGGAGAACAGGGATTAGTAGTACGGTTGTGGGATAAAATTAATAGGTTTAAGAATTTGGTCTGGCATAATACCAGGCCAAAAAATGAATCAGTAGAAGATACATTGAATGATATAGCTGGATATGCTATAATAGGATTAATGTTAAGGAAAGGGTGGTTTGAGCTACCCATGAAAGAAGAACATGGTTAAAAAGAATAAGAAAAAGGGACGATATGTGAAAGACCCAAATCCTAGAAATGAATCTGTAGAGGACTATGCACAGCACTGGATTATAAAAGCACAGAATGAGAGACAACGACAAAAAGAAAAAGAAGAAGCTGAAGCAAGATGTGTGGATAGTCCAACTTTATTGCATAATTGGGAAATTATGTCCACTTCAGGAACGAAGCCAAAGTGGAAAAAACAATGTACGATATGTGCTAAAGTAAGAAATATAGATATTGTTAGACACGCCAATAACGCTGGATTTGATGTTCGGATTAGAGGGCGTACTAAAAAATTAAAAAGTTAGGAGGATACAGAATGGCTAAAGTAAGTGTACATTTAGGGTTTACGTTTAGAGTAGGTTCTTTGGATACGAATCAGTACAGCCGTATTGATGTGGATGTGAGGGATATAGATACAGAACTTCCAATAGAGGCTCAACTAGAAGGAGCAGAAAAAGCAGTAAACGATGTTTGGACTGTGGTTCGACAACAAGTAGATACTAAAATTGAGGGGATACTTGATAATGAATGAAATAGAAATAGCTAGAGCAACAGTATTGGAAAACGTTTTAGCTGAACGAGAAAGACAAGATTCTATATGGGGTGACCAAAGAGATAATACTGATGAAGTCTGGGCCATAATTGCCCTTGAAGAATTGGGTGAAGTGGCTAAAGATGTAAACGATTCTAAATTGGGGTCAGCGTACACAGAAATTATTCAGGTTGCTGCGGTAATGGTAGCCTGGGCTGAGTCCCTACGAAGGAGAGGAGTAATGAAAACTTATGATTGATGATGCATTAGATATTGTTGAGGGTATCCTTAAAAGGGATAAAGCTCAATCAGATAAAAAGAAATTGGGTTTAGTTAGAGGAGATAGTACAGAGTTTGACTATCTCCGAATTCCTTTTGGCATTCCTTCATTGGATAGATTAACTGGTGGGGGTATTCCGAAGAAGCGTATGACTCTGTTATATGGCCCCACTAATGTGGGGAAGTCGTATTTAGCTTCTCAAATAGTTGCTAGGGCACAAGAAGATGGTGGAACGGCAGCGTGGATAGATACAGAACTATCTTGGGATTCTGAGTGGGCTGCTAAATGTGGTGTAGATGTGCGTAATACTTTAGTCGCTCAACCAGAAAATGGTGAAAAAGCATTTGAAATTGTAAAGCAACTTATGGATGCTAAAGTAGATGTTATTGTATTAGATAGTATGGCTGGCCTTGTGCCTTCAGATGTTATGAATGCTAAAGATGGTTTTGATTATAATCCTATGGCATGGCAAGCAAGATTTATTAATACCTCGTTACCAAGGCTATTAGCCCACCTTAAAGAAGGGTCAGCTTTTGTAGCAGTGAATCAAGTACGAAGTAGCTTGGGGCCTGTGGCTTTGGATGCAATGCCTGGGGGAATGGCACAAACCTTCTTTTCTCATTTCTTATTACAGGTTAAAAGGAGTGGGTGGATAAAAGAAGAGGTTAATGGAGTTGAACAAAACGTAGGCTTTGACATGGAAGTACGCTTACGTAAAACTAAAGTAGGGGGGGAGAATTGGAGTTCTGCTATTATACCCTTTAGAGTAGAGGGTGGGATTGATATAATAGAAAGCTTCATTAGAGAAGGCTTAGAGATAGGACTGATTAAGAAATCTGGCCCGTGGTATGATTATAATGCATCTAAAGTAATGGGGATGAATGGTTTAAAGAAACACTTTGTAGAAAACCCATCTGATTTTGAGGCGTTGAAACATGAACTTACCACCTAAAGATTATACGAAACAAGAAAATCTAATTGCAGCGGAATTATCTCGTTTAGGTTTAAGGTATGACCAACAAGTAGAAGTGTATCCATATACAGTGGATTTCTTTGTTCCTGAATTGGGAATGGTAATTGAAGCTGATGGTATATATGGACATTTACAAAAGCGAGATACTAAACGTGATGCAGATTTAATGCGAATCTATGGTATTGAGAATATCTTACATATCAAAGATAACACTAAAGAAGGAGTAGAAAATACATTATGCCAGGTATTAAAAAGCTTTCCCCAGTAAGTAAGGGAGATACAGTGCCACAAAAGATATTTTCTGAAGAGACTTGGTTAATTAAGTCTTTAGAAGAATCCTTGGGTGGGCCGCAAAGGAAAAATAGAGAGGGGGTGTTCTATCCCTCTATGTTAGGTAGTTATTGTATGCGTTTGCTCTACCTAGCATATAATGGGCTATTACCAGAACAAGTCATTGATGATAATCTACAACGTATATTTGATAATGGCTCTTGGTTAGAAGAACGTATGGCCTCATACTTTACTAAAATGGATATACTTCTAGATAGGGAGATGGAAGCGAAGTCTGATAATCCTCCCATTTCTGGAAGAGCAGACTTTTTATTGAAGCATGAGGACTATGATAAGATTGGATTAGAATTAAAGTCTATTAATGATAGGGGATTTGAAGCATTAAAAAATAGACCTAAGAGAGAACACACAATACAACTCCAAATTTATTTGCATATTTTAAAACTACCTTATGGGGTGGTGTTATATGAAAACAAAAATAACCAAAAACTAAAAGCTTTTGGAATGCTTCCAGACCCTGATATATGGGCGCAAATTGTTAAGAAATGTGAGGATGTAATGTTGATGATGGAGCCACCATCTAGGTGTACGGGGCCGCAGTGGTGTAATTGTAGAGGCTATGGAGGGTAAGAATGGACAGAGTAACTAGTAGAGTTCTAAGTAAAGCAGATGAGTATGTAACTGAGATGCTTATTCCTACCTTTAAAATGGACTTAGAGAGTAAGCCTGAATTGGAATTTGCTAATCTAATGGATGCAGATAGGAGAGCTTTGGAGGAATTTCTATCTGTATATGGGGGGTATAAGGCATACCTAGAATGTCAAGTAGCTGATGCAGAAGCAAAGAAAACAGCCCTAGAGTCTTATTTTGATGAAGGGTATGCTAAAGCTAGTTACAGGGTTAATGCAGATAGGGAGGAAGAAGGTAAAAAGAAATTAACTAGAGAGGAGGTAAGGGGTGCAGTATTAGATAGCTTTGCAGAATTGTGGGAATTGCGTCAAGAAGTCATTGAACAAGAAGCTATCTATGCAAAGGTTAAAGGTTTACTAACAGCCTATACATCAGCTTTTAATGCTGTATCTAGAGTAGTAGCTTTAAGAACATCCCCAATTAGTGCTTATGGATAAACAATATTTCTTAGGTTTGGATTGTTCGACTAAAGCAATTCATGGTGTGGTAATTGATAATGATGGAATGTTCCTAAATAAGTATAAATGGGTTACAGATGATAGCGAATTTCATACCAGATTCATCACAAATTCGCACAATTTTTTGGAAGATTTAGGTAAAATAATAATAACATATCCTGGTATTAGGGTGGCGATAGAAGCACCATTGTTTATTCAAAATCCTAGAACCACTATCCAATTATCTGCGGTAATTTATACAGTAGATTTTATTTGTTCTTATCATGGTTTAGAACCTAACCTAATTGAGAATACGAAATGGAAAAAATATGTGTTGGAAAAGGGAAATGTATCGAAGAAGCAAATAGCAGAATTTGCTCAGATTTTTTGGAGACAGGATTTTAAGGAACAGGATTGGGCAGATGCAGCTTGCATCGCTTTATGGAAAAGATATATTGAATTAGGAGAAGATATATGAGTTTAACATTTCATATGAAAGGAAAGACTGAAGTTAGTGTGGAGTATAAAGACCAACTACCTAAAGGTATGACTGCGGAAGAATTCAAAGAAAAATATGGGGTGGTGGTATGGTGTGATTATTTTGGGTGTAAACATAATGTTCAAGTTGAAGATACTCAACGCACTACAGGTACTCTACTCAAGAAGCGGGGGTATCAACCATTAGGTAAAGATGCAGGAGTTTGGAGAGGGTTATGTACTAGGGGGGAGATAGGACTTAAATATGCTGGTG